GTTTGACTGAAGAAGAATTGGCAGAAAATGATAAGTTGTGGGCTGAAGAGCATGGCACACGAGATGCAGAAGGCGATGAAGAAGATACAAACTTCCGTAGTGCAGGCATAACTCCTGGTGGTATTTCAACTGATCTTGAGGGATTGGGTGGTCTTGAAGGAGATATGGGAATGGAGCCTGGCGGTATTGAAGGACAAGCAGGCATTGCTACTCCTGGACAACCTGCAGCACCTAATGCTGCTGGCTCAAGCGGCGCAGGCGGTGGAATTTAATTAAACGTTGGGATGGCCAATTAGAACTTTGCGTCGAAGTTGGCCATCTATAAATCTGTAGTAGTGATAACCATCATCATCTAGTCTGTCAATTTTCTGATCTAAAATCTTTTCTGCTTCAGTATTAGGTATCATTTCTCCATTCATCTTTAGAATTACATTTTCTAAAGGGTTTGAAAATTCTCCCCAATATCCTCTGCTATTAACAATTTTCTTTTTGACTAATGCTTTAACTGCAGTTTTACCTTCAAATGTGCTGTCATGAAAAATCAAACGCAATTTGCTTCCATGAAAATTTCTGTATAGAACACCTGCAATAACTTTATTGTCTTCTATTTCTACTTCCCATAAACCTACAGAATGCAGCAACTCATTGATTCCTGCATGGGGAAGCCCTAGGTCTTTATAGGTATGATTTATCATGGCCCAAATCTGTGCAGCGTAGTCATGTTTTTCAGGTTCAGTTAGAGCTTTTGTGAATTCATTTAGTCGCATAAATATTATTTAGCGGATAAATAATTACATGCGACTAGACGAAATGTTTGACAAAGCCCCTATAGGGTATGCTAATGAGAAAGAAGATAATTCTTCTCTAAAGCTTAACGACCTACGTAAAACCAAATTGACTCTTAGACAAATCAAACGTATGCGAATTATGAATGATATTCGCAAGCTAGAATTAGCTAAGAAAGTGAAAAAAGTTCAGACCCAATATGGCGCTTCTGCTGCACAAGGCGGAGAATTAGGCGGTTTGGGTATCTAATTAAAATTTTTTAACGAAAAAACAGGCATAATTGCCTGTTTTTTCATATCTGTATTAAATATTATTGCAAAAGCTGTTTCAAAGGAGAAACGAGTATGAACAATTATGAAAAATTGATTGAATTTATCATCAATGAAGATCATGCAAAAGCAAGCGAACTCTTCCACAAGATCGTTGTAGAAAAGTCTCGTCAAATTTATGAATCTATCATGGATGAAGAAGATTTTGGTGGCGACAAGGTTTCTGGCTTAATGCACGAAATCGAAGCTGACGAAAACGGAATGAATGAAGAAGGTGATGAACTAGGTGACGGCGATGAATTCGCTGGCGACGACTTTGGTGGCGAAGACGGTGATGATTTCGGCGGTGATGAAATGGATCACGACTTTGACGCTGACGGTTCAATGGGCGGCGAAGAAGCTGGTCTAGAAAATCGTGTAGTTGATCTAGAAGACGCACTAGACGATCTAAAGGCTGAATTTGATCGCTTGATGGGCGGCGAAGAAGGTAGCGACTTAGATGGCGAAATGGACAGTGGTATGGGTTCTGACGGCATGGGCGCTGGTGAAGAAGGTATGGGTGACGACGACCATGAAGATTTTGGTAACGGCGAAGAAGAACATAGCTTCGAAAGTAAAGAATTTGATTCTGGTTCAGGATCTGGTTCAGGCAAAGATTTAGAAGAAGATTTTGAATTCATGCGTGAGTATGTTGAAAAAGTTTCTCTTCCATCTAACAAGTCTGAAGGTCACGAAGTAGGTTCTAAAGGAACTTCAGTTGGCGTGAATAAGAAAGGTATTGTTGCTGGTAAGAATGATATGGGCGGAACTACTGCTAATATTGCTAAGGGTGGAAGTAATCCTTCTCCTGATGGCACTTCCCCAAAGACTAATGCTAAGAAGCCAAGTGATTTGCCACATGCAGGTAAATTTGCAAATGTGCCAGGCGGTGACGCAGGCAAGCAATGGTGGGGCAAGGCTAAAGATCCTGGCGATAAGAAAGAGACTGGTAAAGAAGCAGGCAATGGCAAGTCGGTTAAGATCAATAAAGATTCTGAAATCAACGGCAAAGGTCTGAACGGTAACAAGTCTGGCAAGAAATAAGGAAGCATAATGGCTCTACTAAGAGAAAACCTAACGTTTAACGACGCACAAATCATTACTGAATCCGATAAGGAAGGTAAGCATTTGTATATGAAGGGTATTTTTGTTCAGGGTGGAGTCAGAAACGCTAACAAGCGTGTATATCCAGTGCACGAAATTAAAAATGCAGTAGATACTCTTAATGAGTCTCTACGCAAAGATATTCCAGTCCTGGGTGAGTTAGATCACCCAGATGACTTGAAGATCAATTTAGATCGCGTAAGCCATTGTATCACAGAAATGTGGATGGATGGTCCTAACGGTTTCGGTAAGCTTAAGATTGTTGATACCCCAATGGGCAACATTGCAAAGACGCTACTTTCAAGCGGTGTCAAGCTAGGTGTTAGTTCAAGAGGTAGTGGCAATGTAAGCGAATCGACTGGTGATGTTAGCGATTTTGAGATTGTAACAGTTGATATTGTTGCCCAACCCTCAGCACCCAATGCTTATCCTACTGCAATTTATGAAGGACTTATGAATATGAAGTATGGACACCGAGTTATGGAAATTGCAAAAGAAGTTAGTGGCGACGCAAAGGCTCAGCAATACTTGAAGGAATCGATGATTCGATTCATTAAAGAATTGAAAATTTAAGGAGAAAAGAGCATGGATGCACTAAAAGCATTACTTGACAGTGGAATCATTAATGAGGACACTCGCACCGCTCTATCAGAAGCCTGGGAAGCAAAACTAAACGAAGCTAAGGAACAAGTGCGTGCAGAACTCCGAGAGGAATTTGCACGTCGCTATGACCACGACAAGTCAGTTATGGTTGAGTCCCTAGATAAGATGGTTACTGAAAGCCTGACTGCTGAAATCAAAGAATTTATGGAAGACAAGCGTGCTCTTGCAGAAGATCGCGTAAAGTTCCGTCGTTCAATGAAAGAAGGCATGACAAAGTTTGAGAAGTTTATGACTTCCAAGCTTGCTGAAGAAATCAAGGAACTACGTTCTGATAGAAAGATTCAAAAAGAATCTGTAGAAAAGCTTGAAAAGTTTGTTATCAGCAAACTTTCAGAAGAAATTTCTGAATTTGCAACTGATAAGAAGGAACTTGTTGAGACTAAGGTTAAGCTTGTAGCCCAAGCTAAAGATAAACTTGATGAAGTTCAAAAGAAATTTGTTAAAAATAGCGCAAAGCTTGTTAAAGAAGCAATTTCTTCAAAATTGGAAGTTGAACTAAACCAATTGAAGGAAGACATTTCTCAAGCGCGTGAAAACATGTTCGGTCGTAAGTTGTTCGAAGCGTTCTCTACTGAGTTTGCTGCAACACATATGAACGAAAATCAAATGATTAATAAAATGCAAAAGCAAATTACTGAGAAAGATAAGCAAATTCTTGAAGCTAAGAGAACTCTTTCTAAGGCTCGTACTATCGTTGAATCCAAAGATACAGAAGCACGTATTATTAAGGATCAGATGAATAGACGCGCTGTTCTAGGTGAAATGCTAGATGTGCTTAACAAAGACAAACGTCAAGTTATGGCACAATTGCTAGAGAATGTGCAGACTGATCGCCTCAAGACTGCATTTGATAAATATCTACCGGCTGTTTTGAACAATACTGCTAAGGTTGAAAATACTTCTGCAAAGAAAAATTTGACTGAAAGTAAGAGTGCAATGACTGGTGATAAAACTGCTAAAAGTAACGCAGAGAATGTCGTGAAAATCGATGAAATCAAGCGTTTAGCAGGGCTTAACTAAAGTAAATGACAATTTAAGGAGAAATTTTAATGTCACAAGAACTACTTGAAAGCCGTTGGGGTGAGACCAAGACAGCCCTGTTGGATGGACTGCAAGGATCTCGTCGTACGGCAATGGCTGCGGTATTGGAAAATACTCGCAAAAACTTGTTGGAAAATGCAACTGCTGGTGGTACTACTGCTGGTAACGTTGCGACTTTAAACCGTGTTATTCTTCCGGTCATTCGTCGTGTGATGCCAACTGTGATCGCTAACGAAATTATTGGTGTTCAGCCAATGACTGGTCCTGTTTCTCAGATCCATACTCTACGTGTTCGTTACGCAGACAATATGACTGATAGCAGCACATTTAACACAAGCACTACAAGCGGTGATGAAGCACTATCACCATTCAAGATTGCTGTTGCATACTCTGGTAGCTCCGCTACTGGTCGTGCTGATTCTACAGCTACACTTGAAGGCGTACCTGGTCGTCGTTTGAACATCCAGATTTTGAAGCAAACTGTTGAAGCTCGCACTCGTAAGCTATCAGCACGTTGGACTTTTGAATCTGCACAAGATGCTCAAGCAATGCACGGTCTTGATATCGAAGCAGAAATCATGGCAGCACTAGCACAAGAAATTACTGTTGAAATCGACCAAGAAATTCTTGGTTCATTGTATGCTCTAGCTTCAACTGAATATACATACGATCAATCAGCAGTTAGCGGTACAGCAACATTCGTTGGTGACGAACACGCAGCATTAGCTGTTCTTATCAACCGTACTGCAAACTTGATCGCTCAACGTACTCGTCGTGGTGCTGGTAACTGGTGTATCGTTTCCCCAGCTGCATTGACTGTATTACAATCAGCAACAACTTCAGCTTTTGCTCGCACGACTGAAGGCACTTTCGAAGCACCTACAAACACTAAGTTTGTTGGAACATTGAATGGCGCAATGCGCGTGTATGTTAACTCATATGCAAATGACAGCACTCCAGTATTGGTTGGTTATAAGGGTTCGTCTGAGGCCGATGCCGCAGCGTTTTATTGTCCTTACATTCCGTTGATGTCAAGCGGTGTTGTATTGGATCCAAATACGTTCGAACCAGTAATTGGCTTCATGACGCGTTATGGATATGTTGAACTCACAAATACAGCAAGTTCCTTCGGAAATTCGGCTGACTATCTTGGCGAAATCGCAATCACTAACCTACAATTCAGTTAATCGAATTTGGTTTTGTTGTAAAACACAAAAAGCGCTCTTCGGAGCGCTTTTTTCATTGCCAAAACCTTTTGACAGGGAGTATATTTTATGTTAGTATAAATACAAGTATAAACGTATAAAGGTCAAGTCGTGAGAAAGAAAATTGAAAGCTTAGTGAAAGAAAAACCAAAGCATTTTTCGAAAATGGTTAGGAATGATGCTGATATGAAGAAATGGGTCGATGATAACTCATTAGTCACTTCAGACAATTTTGCTGAAATGGTGTATAGCGCACTTAATCAAGTAAATCCAATTTGTTCGAACGGTAATAAAAAGAGATTTATTTCGGTAAATGAAGGGTTTGGGTATTGTGGGATGACAAAAAATTGCGAATGCGCGCAAACTGCGATAGCAGAAAAAGTTTCTGCAACTAAATCTAAACGCACACAAGCAGAAATTGATAAAGAAAACAAAAAACGAGAAGAAACCAATCTGCAAAAATATGGTGTGAAAAATTCTGGACAATCTGAGTTGGCTAAACAGAATCACAAAAATTTTTATGCTGATGTAAGTAATGTTGTTGCTCAAGTAGAGAAACAAGAAAACACCATGTTGGAGAGATATGGTGTTAAAAATGTATCGCAATTGACTGATGTTCAGGCTGCTAAAAAGGAAACTAACTTACAAAAATACGGTGTTGAACACCCGATGCAAAACACTGAGATAGCTAAAAAATCAGCCGCATCAAGAGCTATAACTTACGAAAAGAACAAATATACTGTTTTGGAAGAAAATTTCAAAAAGTTCGTTCAGACTATGACCGATACGTTTAATGTAGATGTAATTTCGCCTGCCTCAGACTATATCAATGTGGGCGGCACAATCTCTCGACCAAATATTAAGTTTAAATGCAATACTTGTGCATATGAATTTGAAAAAAGATTCGACCACAGCAATTATCCCATTTGTCGCAAGTGCAATAGAGCAAAATTCAACAAAGTAAGTAAGCAAGAACAAGAATTGTGTGATTACATCAAGTCAATTTATTCTGGCACTGTAATTCAATCTGATAGAATTGAATTGGGTGATAATCGTGAAATTGATATTTTTCTACCAGAACTCAGCATTGGTATTGAATATGATGGATTGTATAGTCATAGCGAAAATGTGAGTATGGGCGTAAAGAATTGGTCGTATCACTATTCAAAATGGGATATTCTTCAAGATAAGAATATTCAACTTATCACTATTTTTTCAGATGAATGGCTGCTAAAGAAAGATGCAGTCAAAGAATTATTGAGAAACAAAATTGGGGTTGCGAATAAAAAGATTTATGCAAGAGATAAGCGCATATCAGTGAGCGCAATCGACAAAAAGCTTGCGTATGTGTTTATAGATAAACACCATATTATGGATGCACCAAAAAGGAGTTCGGCGGCATTTGGCTTATTTTTAGAAAAAGAACTGATTTCAGTAATGTTATTTACTGAAGCATCTAAAAAAGATAATGAATGGTTGTTGGATAGATTTTGTTCAAGTATGAACGTAGTTGGTGGAGCAAGTAAGTTGCTGAAATTCGCAGTGAATGTGATTCAACCAAAATCAGTTGTTAGTTTTTCAGACAACAGATACAGCAACGGCAATTTGTATGAGAAACTTGGATTCAGTCATATTGACAATGTGCCACCAATGCAGTATTATACGAAAGACTACACTCAGAAAATGCATAAACTTTCTGCGAGAACTATCACCAAAAGTTATTCTGGTGAAAAAACTACAGAATGGGAGATTATGCAAGAATTGAAGTATGACCGAATTTGGGACTGCGGTAAGAAAAAGTGGAAATGTGACTTAGAAAAAACAAAATACTTCGCTGAAATTAATACATATCTTGAAGAAGCAGGTGCCCGTGCGGGAAAGAGAAACGAAGAATTTTTCAGAAAATTCGAAGAAGCAAACCCAGAATCAGTCAAGAACAAGGAAATTTGAAATGGAAGATATATACGTATTTAATCAAGATGATAATGATATCATTAATGCTAAGTCAATGGAAGAATTGATTTACAAAATAAAAGAAAGTGGCAGAGACATTAATGATATCAATATAGTTGAGAGATATAGCGACCAGACATTTAAGGTTGATAAACGTATGTCAGGCACTGATGTTACAGATATTGTTTTAAATTTATTGAAATAAATCATGTCAGGCAAAACTTGGCGAGAAAAGAAGCTAGCCATCCAAAAAGAAATGCAGAAGTATGACAAACACTTTATTGCCAAAGAATATGCATTTAATTGGAAAGAAAAACAATATGGTGAAATCACTATGCAAAATCTAGCTGGAGCATATGTTGATTATAGACCATTTCCAGACTGTGTTACGTTCAGAACACATTGGTCCACGCATGATTGTATATTTTTCGATAACGAAAAAGAAATGCTAGTTCATAAAATAAAAAATGATTGATGTTAAAGTTGGTGACTACCTCATCAAAGATGATTTTATAATCGGCAAAATACGCTATATTAGCGAATCTAAAACTGCTTATGTCAAGATTTTGTATCCACAAGATACGATAGATTACGCGGGGCATCGTGGATTTGCTTATTGGTTCCTTCGTAAAGACAATTTGAAAGTTTTGTCAGAGAAAGAACAATTGTTTTATGAGCTAAAATATGGATAAGTTTGAGAAAGGTGATGTAGTTTACTATGACTTCAAACAAGTTGTAAATGATGACCACCCAGGAATTTTCTGTGTTGTTAGGGGAATTCAGACATACAAGAATATAACAGATCATATTTTATTAGTATATGAAGATGAGGCAGATAAGGATGAAATTACGTTTAGATTCGTTGCAAACCCAGATCATTTGATTAAAGTTGATCCAAACACACCACAAAACAGATTAGCGATACAGATAAAATATGCTTGATATGCTTCCAATCGGAACAGTATTGTTCAATAACAAACATAAGAAAATAGGGATGGTCATCGGATATTCGTATAAAAAGAATTACTATGATATAGATTCTGACGATGAATGGTTTTGGTCTCCGCAAGACGTTGAATTAATTCCTGAAAAAGAAGCACTCATTTATGTTATAAAACATGGATAAATTTAGCGTAAATGATACAGTGTTCATAACAAGGACAAAGAAATTTTGTTACGTGTATGAAGGCCCAGCTTATATAGAGTCCATTGAAGAAGGATGTATTAGAGTAACACCTATGATATGCAGTTCCTATGGATACTTTATCTATCCTGTTCGAGAACTAATTTTAGTAAATCCAGACACACCACAAAACAGATTAGCGATACAGATAAAACATGGATAATATGTTACCAATTGGAACTGTCCTGTTTAATACTGAAAAGAAAAAGGTAGGAACGGTCGTAGGATATTCATATGGTGGTCATTACTATGATATTGATGGTGATGATAGTTTTTATTGGTTCCCTACAGAAACTAAAGAGCTTTCTACTGAAGAAGAAATACTTTTCTATAAGCTAAAATATGGATGAATTTAAAGTTGGTGACGTAGTATTCGACAAATATATTAAGATTTGTGGAATAATTGTCGAGTGTTCGATACCAAATACTCATTACTGTTTAATTGATTACACACCTCTAAATCGTCCTCGCTGTGTCATTCTAAATAGTGCGTTGATTAAAGTTGAAAGCCCGCAACATAGATTAGCATTGGAGATTAAGTATGGATGATTTATTGCTTCCGATTGGAACTATACTGTTCAATACTAGAAAAAAGAAAGTTGGAACAATTGTGGGATATTATAAAAGTCATATTATAAATTGGTATGATGTAGATAGTGACGATGACTTTTATTGGATTCCAAATGAAGTAATAGAGGTTTCTGAAAAAGAATCATTGTTGTACAGGATAAAATATGGATGATTATAAACTAAATGGAATTGCTGTATTGCAAATTTTCTTTAAAGTTCAAGATTTCTTTCGTTATGTTCAAAGTCAAATTGATTCTGGAAAAGTAGATAACGTTACAGTACGAGTGTCACGCAGAGAACCATTCGACTACAATCCTGTAGTTCAAGTGGATGTAGATATAACGCAAGCATTTCGGGTTTGGCAGATAACTAAGAGTAACTAATAGATATAAAGTATAGGATTTTTGTGGAATTCTTTTCTTAAATACTTTTACTCAATTTACAATTTAGGAGAGTTAAATGTCTATACTATCAGATATCGAAAAGATTATCAAAGAAGCTGAAGCAAAAATTGTGTGGCTTATGACGACACAAGTTAGTAATCCTACACCTGAACCCGCACCACTAGTTGATCCCATCCCTCCGCATGAAGAACCTCCAATAACTTGATTTAAAATCATGTCATGAGCACTGGGCGCTTTTTTGATCCCAGTGCTCAAGTGCGTAAATATCTGTATGAACAAAATTTACACACAACCAAAAATTATCGAAGCTGCTGGTGCTTTGATCTACTCATTAAAAACAAAACGATTTCTGTGGTTATTAAGATCAGAAGAAGGCTCTTATTCTGGGACTTGGGGCCTTGTTGGCGGAAAGAAAGAAGCTGGCGAAAACAATATTGAATGCTTAGAGCGTGAAATGTATGAGGAGTTGGGATTTCATGTTTCTTCTAAAAAAATTATTCCTTTAGAAACATATACTTCACCTGATACGAATTTCTTTTATTATACTTATATCGTTATTGTAGATGAAGAATTCATTCCAGATTTGAATGTAGAACATGATGGATATTGCTGGAGTCCCTTAAAAGCGCATCCACAGCCCTTACATCCTGGACTGTGGAACACGGTTAAAGTTGAGACTATTCAAGACAAGATTAAACTTGTGGAAGAGATTTATTGATTAGAATGTTACAGTTCTTACCCAAGCACCGAAATTTCCACCTGGGGTTGTAGCTACTCGTTTCCATTCTCCAGCAGTATCAGTGTATGTTTGAATAT